GTTGCAGGAGATGCTCCCCTGATAACAGTGCTTACTTCCACCCAGTCCAGTTCTTTTATTCTTCTGGTCTGGGACTTTCCACTTCCTTCAATTTCCCACCCTTCTTCTGGGACATTGAATCCAACTGACCACTCCCTGACAAAGTTTCCAGAAACATTGGAAAATGCTTCCTTCCCTCCCTGCGTTTCCATGTTCATCTGCATGAGCGTGTACAACTTATACTCATCATCAGCAATGTGAACTGGTCTTGCAGAAATAACCTTGCCAACCACTGAATGTTGGTCATGTCCTGCCAGAACTGGTAATGGCAGATTCTTGGCAATAGAACCATTGAAAGCGATAGGGTCAATTATGTCCCCATCTGAATCAATAACTCCCATTGTGTTTGTAAATGCCTCAACCAAACCCTGTGAAGCATCCACAGCCTTGGCATCTGACATCAATGTTTTCTTAATCATACCGTTACTCCTTCTGGTACATAGTTTCTGGGCATTGGAATCCAAGATAGAGTTCCATTCGGATGGTCTTCTATGTCATAAGCATCTTCTACGTTATATATCTGGTCATTCCTTTCAATGCAGGTTCTTCCATAAGGGTCACCTGCCGGAACATAAGTATCATTGGGGTCACCATCTATATCAAAAGCCCTGACCCACTCAAAACCCTGATTCTTGAACATGTTCACACTGGTCAGGTTCTGGCTTCTCATTATTTCTGTTCTGGCAATCAAAACCGCTCTTTTCTCAGTTTCCTGCATTACAGTCTTGATTCCCTTGAAGCCTTCATCTGGAACACCCCTTGCAAGTTGTTCAATTGAATAACCTCTTTCAAAAGCCACATCAATTGCACCCTTCACATGCTTATGCGTTGTTGAGTGAATCATTGTGGCTCTGGTTGGTACAGTTGTTAAAACCTGTGCTACCACTGGATGAGCCTCTGCCCATTCCAATTCTCCCGCCAGTCCACTGGAGTTCACAATTCCAAAGGTGTTCTTTGAAACCTCCAAGTACATCTTCCAAAGCAGTTCACTAAGATTGCCCAGTTCCGAATCTGGAATTAATGAATCAGCAGTAAAAGGAAATCCCCCTGCTTTTTCTATTTCAAAGTCCCTACTAAGGAATCTTCCCAAGATTCCATCCACCCTGCTCTTCTGGCTCTTAAAATACTTGGTATAAACTGGGGTGTACTTCTCAGTTAAGGTGTCCCTGTCCCTGTTTAGTTCTTTCCCCATGGCTTTGCCCCTGTATGCCACAGGGTCATCTTTTTTCTGGGCTGTATACAAAGCAGAAAACCCAGACATCCCTGCAAGACTTTCTGTTGGAGACATGGACTCAATGATGTTGGCAGGCAATCGTCTTACCTCACCATCTGGAAGAGCATCTTCCCCTACCAGTTCCCTTGCCTCATTCAATGTGATAATCCCACTGGTGAATAGTTGGGATGCTCTTGCGTTGATGGTTTCCTTGTCATCAAGAAAGCCACGCATCTCTGTGAGGTCAACTGCAATGGTTTCTCCCATGTCCTTGCCAACACAGTAGTTAAGAAATCTAACAATCTTGTCTATCAAGGGTTCTAGGGTTTCAGAATGGAAAGAAAATCTTGCTTCCCTATAGTTGGAGAAGGTTGACCTCTGTAATCCCACATTTGCCGATATCAAAATTGGGGGAACTCCAAGAACTGAACAAATCCTTGATTCTGTATGGTTATGTAAATCAGTCAACGCCATTTCAGAAGGGGCTGATGCCATCTGCTGATAATCAGCGTCATCATCTAATACAGCAACCGAATGGAAGTTATTAGTGCCACCAAATGATGACCTCCACCTTGACCTGATTCTTGTGGCTTCTTCTTGTGAGGTAAGCCTGCGTTTTACTTTAAGCAGTCCACTTGGAACTCCTGCGTTCTGGAAGAACACCTTGGCAAAGTCCGTCATGGATAAATCAAGGTTAATTGTCTTGGTTAGAACATGTAATGGGGAAAGCCCATACAAATCCCCATTGGGGTTTGGAAAACTCATGTGTCCCACATCTTCAGGCTTCAGGAAATACTCTTTCCCATCTACTTCATAAGAATAGCCCTTAACACCTTCTCCTGATGGCATGATAGATACCCTGTCAGGCCGTAAGAGGTAAAGCCCAGTAATCTGGTTACCTCTGGAGCGTTCTTTAAGAATGTAGGCGTTTCCAGAGACATATAGATAAGTTACCAGTCTTTCCAACCAATGGTAGAAATCCTGAGTGCCGTTGGGGTACATGATGAGATTAGCAAGGGGAGTTCCCTCCACCTCAACCAACCCATCTGTTGTATCTCTCTGTACATAGAATTTAGCGGCGGCTGTGCCGGTTGCAAGTTCCCTGATACAAGCATGGACTATCGCATTCCGTCCATAACCCTCTTTTGCGTAGTTTCCATAGTTGTCTTCTGGATAGACAACATTAGATAAATCATTTACTAATGGAACTGATGAAGCCACATCATATGTGACCTCTTTCTGAAAGAATGGAAACCAGTTTGGCATAGAACCTCCATAGCTTTGGGGGTACTTGCCTTGACCACTGGTTTTTTATTCTACCATATGAATCAAGTCCTCAGTCCACCTGTATCTGTGTCCTCAATGCAAACGGCTTCTTGCCCTTCAGGATAGCCTTCTCTGTTTCCTTTAACTCAGAGTGCAGATAATCAAATATCTTGGTAACGTCATCATTGCTGATGCTGTCCCTGAACTGAGGCTTTGCAATACAGAGCAAAGCATCAAACTTGCTTGCTACCTTTTCCACTCTCTCAGAGATAACAGCCTTTCTGTACTCTGTTTCTGTAATCATGCCGTCTAAATAAAGTTTTCTATTAGTATCCACTTTGCTAACTCCTTGGGGGGAGTTGCCTCCCCCCTGCTTGTTTCTAACTAACTAACTTAATCTCTTCAATTGTTACTTCATTGTCCCAATGCAAATCTCTCTCTATTGGCAATCCTGCAATATTGATACTTTCCAATTCTGCTAATGTGAAGTAACCCATTTCCATGTCTTGACCCTTAACTAATCCAAAAAATAATCCTTGGTCTGCATCAAATTCACATGCGTACCATGTCCAATTGCTAAACGGGTGAAAATACTTTGCATACACTCTGTGTCCTGATGACTCTTCTGTTTCGTATAATGAAGGTATCTGGTTCTGGATTTCCTTAGTGATTAGTTTCATTTTTAACTCCCTGCTAACTTGTTTATATGGGAATAATACCTGAACTCTTTACATATGTCAACAACTAATCTTACGAATAACTAAGCAAAGTTTTTATGCTTGCATCTGGAGCAGACAATGATAGTTCCTTTCACTGCATATTCAGCCAGAAGCTTATTGCACATGGCACATCTGAAATACTTCACCATACTCCAACTCCTGCCATGTCTACAAAGGTCATTGCCAGTGCGTCTGCTTCATCTGGAGAATTAGCCATCTTCTGCTTGCTCTCAAGAATTAAACTCCTGTCAGAACGGATTTCATAACGCCTGCTCACCAGTTGTCCAATTAAAGTGTCCTCATTGGGAATCTGTGCATTTCCCCCCAACCAGTCCTTCATTGCAAACCAAGCCTCTGTGGTCTGGTTGCCGAATTGCTCTGCCCTACTAGCCTTTGCCCCTGCTCTAAAGGGGACTATGTTCTTATGCCCTATTGTTTCCCTCAATCGGTCTGTCACGCCACCACCAAGTCCTGTGTCATCAATTACCACTGTGTCCACGTTGTTGTCTGTTGCGTATCTTCCAATCCATCCTGCTATCGTCATCAAGTCCCTGCCCTGAGTCTGCCACACCATCTCTGCCAAATCGCCTTGTCTCTTAAAAACTACCGTTTTGTCTTTTCCGAATCTTGCTATGTCACACCCTAAGATAATCTCCCCCTGCGGCTCTGAGAGCCTTTGGGTGGCTTCCCTGACAGTAGACAGGTTAATCACAGTGTCATCCAACTCCTCAACAAACTCAGCCAGTACACTTCCCCTAAACAGTGGGGAGTCTTCACCCCATTCCACCTTCCTTTCCTCAACATCATCCAATGTCATCATTCCTGCAACAACTTCCCTGCCTTCCTGTAAGTTAGGGGTATCATATGCCGATATATTAATAGCCTTCCACACATCCCTTCTTCCATGGTGGCTATCGTAGAATTCTCCAGATGAAACAAAAGCGTTCCCTGTCATCAGGATACATTTCGGGTTAAGTCTTCTAAGGGCATTAATTTCTTCCCTTGATACAGCATGTGCCTCTGTAACAATGCAAAGCAAATTAGGACTGTGGAATCCCTGCATGTGGAACTCATCACCTGATGAGAACCCCAAAGCATAGTGCTGTTCATCAAGGTGATATCTGGGAGTTTCAAACATCCTGCCCTTGAACGGAACTCTGGAGTTCCTGTAAGCATGTCTGACCTCATTCCAGACGATTTCATGGACTTGCCTATATGTTGGGCCAGTGACGATAACCTTGGACGGATATGCCATACACATCCACCACAACAATGTCCTTGCGGCAGTCCAGTCTTTGCCAGAGCCGTTGCACCCAACAACAGATACTCTGCGGCTAGTCTTTACAGCTTCCATGATTTCAATCTGCTTGTCATAGGGTGTTGCCCCTAAGACATTCTCCATGAAGAATCTAGGATTCTGTAAATTCTGGAAGACTACCTCTTGGGGGGATTTCTTCTGTTGGGAAATAACCATTTACTTCTGCCATCTTTGCCAGTTCATCAATGCTGATTTTTAGTGGGCCACCATCAGCCCCAGTTACTTGTGTTGGGGCATCCAGACCTGCAATGGCTCTTTGCCCTCCCAATACCGATAAACACATCTCTGTTGACCTGTAGTCCCCTGCCATTGCCTGATGCCAGTGAGCCTGTAAGAGTTTCTCGTACCTTGCCATGGTCATTGCTCTGAGATGGTCTGCTTGCTTGGATGTTGCGTCAGCCATTTCCCCAAGGACTTTCTTGATGTCATTGTGGACTTGGACATGGCTTATTCCTTGCGCCACGGCAATCTCTCTGGTGGTACTGCCTGCCAGTTTCATTTCCAGTGCTTGATGTCTTCTCAACTGGATTTTTATGGTTTTCTCATTCTTCTTTGCCATGTTAAGTTGCTGTAATGCTAAGTATATATTATTTCTATTTTCTATTACTTAATATATATAACATAACACCCCCCCTCTGTAAGAGGGGGGGCGTTATGTCTTAATAAGTATTAAACTAGTTTAGAACTATTAACTGTTATGCCATGTTAATCTCCTCTGGTTGTGTCAGGGTAAAAGTAGATTCTGCATAAATTAATCCATACAATTTCCCTTCTAGGGTATGTAGTTTTTTGAGCAATCTTCTTTCTGTAGCAGGCCACCATGGAGCATTTTTTTCGGCTTCTGTTTCCAACTCTATTCTTACTTTGGTAAGTTCTTTTTGTATTTTCTCATGAGCCACCGTCATTGCTTCTTTAAAGGTGGGTGTTTTGGGTGTTTCTGGCTCTGGAGGCATTTCCCCCAGAGAACCGTCTAGATTGCGGTGTGGGACTTCAAAGGTAGTGCTTTCATGGCATGCACTGCACATGTTTTCAATGTTCTCATCCTCATCTGCACCACAGCAGATTGAGAGCCTTTCTTCCTCTTCTGGTTGCCTTACTGCTGTTTCTGTTTTGTTGTACTGCCTCTGGTATTCAGAGGTTGGGCTAGAGAAGAAAATGTCTGTGCTTTTAGCTGACTTGGAAAGAAGAAATTCCCCTTTCTGTATATCCAGTCCGCATCCATGGCAGACTAGGGCTGACCATGCAAAGTTATAGACTCTCACACTCCACTCACATACTGGGCAGAAGATGTTCTTGCCCTCTTTGCCTGCCCTTGTATGCTTGCTGACTGTATTGTCGTGTCCCCAAATTTCTTTGTAAGATTTGCCTGTGTTGCTCATAACTAACTCCTTTATATGAGACCTTGTTTTAATATGAAAGGATTATTTCATACTACTTGACACATGTCAAGCACTTTAATAACTCATGCCCTCTGTTCCAATGTTGTTGGGGGTCTTGGATGTATTCATTGTTGTCACATTGGCTATTTGTGCAGTTCGCAACCATGGCATACCTTGTCCCCAACCTGCTGTTATAAGGTTGGCTTTTAAGGGACTTAATTTCCATCTTTGGGGCTTCATCTGATGCAAAGAATGGGCT